GGTGCTGCTGATACAACCTGCTTATCCGCTAGCGGAGATGTCAACATCGTTGGTAAAACTTATATGGAAAACTTACTAAGTGTTTCCGGAGGAGCATATTTTGCAAATACCGGAACCGAAGTTATAACAATTGCGAAGGCAGATGGCGATACTAGAGAAATCGTTTTTGAAAATGATGGCGTAGATAAAGTTAGTATGTATATGAACTCTGCAGAACACTTCTTTATTAGGCAAGAAGACGAGGACAAGGACATAATGTTGCGCGTGGGAGCCGCAAATATTTTGCAACTTGATGGCGATGCCGACAAAGCCATTTTTGCTTGGCCGGTTTTCGTCACTGGAGAAATTTCCGGCTCTGGGGATCTTAACATTGTTGGCGCATCTACTATAGAGGGTGTATTAAATGTCACCGGCGCTATCACGACTGCTGCTGGAGTGACAGCATCTGTTGGTTTGAGTGCCTCCTATGCGTTTGTTAACAACTTGGGAGTCAATGACGGTGGTACAAAAAGTATTCGCCTTCAGGCTGATGGAACATCATTCTTTGGCGGAAAGATGACTGTCTCTGATGAAATATCTGGCTCTGGCATTCTTAACATTGTTGGTGTTGCAACTTTTGAAAGTGCAATGAACCTTTCTGGCAATATGATTACTGCTGGCAACATTATACCTTCAGCTGATAATTCTCAAGATTTGGGATCTGGCGCCAAACGATGGGCAAATTTATATACTGCCGATCTTCATTTGAAAAACGACAGAGGCGACTGGACTATTATCGAGGAGCCCAACTATTTAACAGTGACAAATAATAGCACTGGTAAGAAATATAAGCTTCTTATGGAAGAGATAGATTAATGGAGAGTATTTTAAATGGGCATTAGGTTTGGCGATAGCGGGGCTTTTACATGGTTAAGTGGAAGCGATGAAGGCAATTTAAGTATTGCTGGGAACATAACTGCTTCTACTATAATAGAAACAGCTTATAGCGTTTCTGGTGCCATTTCTAGCGCTCTTGGTATCACTGGCTCTTCTTTAACAATTAATGACACTATAGAGCTAAATGCCAATGGCAATATTACTAAAGCTACCTCATATTCTGGCTCAACAAGTGTTAGCGCCCTTAATATTTTAGCCAACAATGGTGGCACAAACTCTGCCAGACTACTAGGCACTGGAGAAATCTCAGGCTCTGGTCCTCTTAATATCGTTGGAGCGGCAACCATAGAAAGTACATTACATGTTACAGGCGCCATTACAACTGCTGCTGGTGTGACAGCCTCTGCTGGTGTTAGTGGCGCTTATGGTAATTTCAACACTATAGGTGTTAATGATGCCGGAACACATAATATTACACTGGCCGCAGGAGTTCTATCCAATACTGGCTACTTTGATGTCACCGAAATGTCTGCCCCTGGAAATCCAGATGCCAACAAGGGGCGACTTTACGTTGCAGACGATAGCGGCACAACAAAATTATATTTTAAGGACTCCGGTGGCACAGCCACTAGTTTACTAGCCGGTGGACTATCTCAGGCAAATCAAGGAAATAATAGAGTTGTTACTTCTGTTGATGCTAGTAATATTAATGCTGAAGCAAATCTTACATTTGATGGATCTAAGCTGTCAGTTACTGGTGAGATTTCAGGCTCTGGCGTGCTCAACGTTGTTGGCGCCGCTACATTAGAAGGGGTGTTGAACGTCACGGGTGCGATCTCAACTGCTGCTGGTATCACCGCTTCTGCTGGCTTAAGCGCCTCTTACGCGTTTGTTAACAATTTAGGAGTTAATGACGGTGGTACAAAAACTATTCAGCTTGAAGCCGATGGGACATCCTTGTTTGGCGGAAAGATGACCGTCTCTGATGAAATATCTGGCTCTGGTCCCCTTAATATTGTTGGCGTAGCAACACTTGAGAGCACATTGCATGTCACCGGTGCAATTGCGACCGCTGCTGGCATTACTGCTTCTGTTGGTGTTAGTTCCTCTTATGGTTTTTTAAATCGTCTACAAATTAATGGCGGCGGTACAAAAAGCATTAAGCTTAAAGGTAATGGCGTAATTGAGATCGCCGGCGGTGCCGCTGATACAACGTGTTTATCTGCTTCTGGCGATGTTAATATTGTTGGCAAGACTTTCATAGAAAACACATTAAATGTCACCGGTGCGATATCCTGTGTTGGCATCATTTCTAGCGCTGTTGGTATGACTGGCTCATCTTTAAAAATTAATGATGTCGGCTTCTGGAACGCAAATGGCAACTTAGCTACCGCCGGCAATATTTCTGGAGCGCTTGGAATCAGCGGTTCTTCGTTACAAGTCAATGATTCAGCCATCATAAGTCCAAATGGTAATGCAACTTTTGGTGGCGGTCTCCGAGGTAAGTTCCTTCATTACGATCACTATAACTATGATTTCGGTGGAACAACAGAAGTTTTTGTCCCAATGGATCGAAATCCGGTAGAAAGCGCCAACGACAACAATCAGGGTGAAAGGTTTGTTGTACCTTACGATGGCAGAGTGGTCAAAGTTCTGATTAGGACTGAAGTTGCAGCTGGAGACCCCACGATCATAAGAGTGTATAACGCTTCTGATGGTACACAAAGGCCCTCGGTCGGGGGCACGCCCGAGCAGCAAGTAGTTGATGTAGCGACTGCCGACACCACAGTCGCGGCAACATTTTCTGGATCTCAACATTTTAGCGCGGGAGATGCTGTTGGCTTTTCAGTTATCGCCGCGGCCGGCCCTGGCGAGGTTAATGTGACTGTTGTATATGAATACGACATGCGCGGACAAGCACATTAAATAAAATCCGGATTTTTGATCTTTTGTGAACTAATTACAGATGTATAAATTTATATTAGGAGACTTTTTATGTCCTCAATGCTAGAACAAGCAATCGTCGATGCAACAGCTTTAAAAGAGGCTGCAATAAAAAATGCTGAAGCTGCAATTATTGAAAAATATGCGCCCGAAGTTAAAAAAGCTGTTGAAACTCTTTTGGAACAGCCGGAAGAGGAAGATCCGCTGGCAATGGATCCGATGGCAGCTGAAGATCCACTAGCAATGGATCCGATGGCCGGCGAGGAGCCTGCAGCTGATATAGATGTTGATGTGCCCGAAGCCGCAATCGAAGGTCACGATTTATGCCCTTGCCCAGAAGAGGGTGAGACACATGAATTTTCAATTGATGATCTTCGCACAATGGCTTCTGAACTGCCAGCTGGCGAACCAATGTCAGAAGAAGAGCTTATGCAAGAATTTGAAGATGAAGATCTGCAAGAAGATATCGAACTTGATGAATCTTTGATTTCCGAACTTTTAAGTGAAGATGATGAAATTGAAGTCAATGCAGAAAATATTGCAGACATTGTTGAAGAGTTGGTTGTTGATACGAAGCCGGTTAAAACTGGCAATTTGGGAACACCCGATGCTTGGATAGATTTTGCCGAAGAGCTTGAACTAGCCAGACGGCAGAATACTGATTATAAAGAAAAACTTCAAACAATGCACAAAGCTGCTAAAGAAAGTATCGAAGAACATAAAAAAGAAAACAAAAAATTAAAATATATTATCTTAGAAATTAAGAATAAAGCTGAAGAGCTTGGCGTTTTAAACGCAAAATTACTTTACACGAACCGTGTTTTGAGTAGTGTCTCCTTGAATGAGCGGCAGAAAGTTAAAATTGCCGATGCTATTTCCAAAGTCGGTTCCGCCGAAGAAGCGAAGGTCATTTATGAAACCCTTCAAAGCACAGTGGGATCCAACAGCATTTCTACAGGTCCAAAATCACTGAGCGAAGCAGTTTCCCGTCCTTCCTCTTTATATGCTAGGCGTAAGTCTAGCAACGAGCAACGAAATCCTTTATTAGAAAGAATGCAAGTGCTCGCTGGAATCAAAAAATAAATAAAATAACAAAGGAGACAAAAATATGTCAATTCTCGAAAAATTAACCGAGGGCATCGTCAATAGAGATCTTAAGAGAGAAGGATCCGCTCTGCTATCAAAGTGGGAGCGCACCGGACTTCTTGAGGGTATCGAACGCGATAGTTCTCGTCAATCTATGGCTCGCTTGCTTGAAAATCAAGCTAGAGAGCTACTCCGTGAGTCCTCTCAAATGGCCGCCGGCGATGTGGAGGGCTTTGCTGCTGTTGCATTCCCCATCGTTCGTCGTGTCTTTGGTGGACTCCTCGCTAATGATTTAGTTAGCGTTCAGCCTATGAGTTTACCCTCTGGTCTGATTTTCTTCCTGGACTTCAAGTATAGTCCCAATATAGGTGAAGGCTCTGCTGAAAATCGCTTTGGTAATGCCAAAGACACATCCATCTATGGTGGTGATGTCATAGGTAGCCAGATCACTGGTGGTGTATCCTTGGTTGGTACTCATGGTGAAGATCTTGGTGGTCCTTATACCCTAGGTGGAATTTATTCTTCGCCAACCGGTTCCCACGCGGCCCTCCAGGCTAACCAGTCCCTTTCAGCTTCCGTATGTTCAACTGGATCACTCTGGTTAGATGCCTCCATCACCGAGGCTGGTTGGAAGCTGCTGAATCACGATCCCGATCTAAAGGAGTTGGCTTCAGGCGTTGCCTCTGGTTCTTCTACTTTCTCTGCGGTCGTTGTTTCAATTCCAAGAACTGGGTCATCGTTTGATAACGCTGATTTTGATAACTATACAGCGTTCTCTTGTTCAAACGCTCACCAAACTTCTAATGGTGTGTTCAAGAATGAAGGTACTACAGCAACAACTGTTAAGCTTATCCGTCGTCTAACTCGCGACGATCCTGCTGCCCCCAACAGTCACTTCTTAATGACTTTTGTTGGAAAGACAGTGGGGCTAGGCCACTTCCAAAGTGGTTCTACCGTCGCTAGCGCAGGTGATAGTGCAACCGCTACTTCTTTCTCGGCTTCATTTGCCATTGATTTCCCACTTAGAGATAACTTTAATGCTGGTTCTGCAATTGGTTCTGTCGTCGGTGCAACCGAGTGGGGATTGGAGCATGAAGCTCAGATCCCCGAGATCGATATTAAGGTTGACAGCATTGCTGTTACCGCTCAGACCAAGAAGCTCAAAGCTAAGTGGACACCTGAGTTGGGACAAGACCTTAATGCTTATCATAACTTGGACGCTGAAGTCGAGCTTACTCAGATTCTTTCTGAGCAAATTGCTCTTGAGATCGATCGTGAAATTCTTCAAGATCTTCTCAGAGGTGGTACAGCTGGTACACTCTACTGGTCTCGCTCCCCTGGTCTATTCGTTAATCGTCAGACCGGTGTTGAGATTGGTGCTAGTTCTGCTGCTCCCGACTTCACGGGTACAGTATCTGAATGGTATGAGACTCTTGCAGAGACAATTAATGATGTGTCAGCACAGATCCACCGCAAGACCTTAAGAGGAGGCGCTAACTTCGTCGTGACATCACCCGAAGTTGCCAACATTCTTGAGTTTACTAGCGGATTCCGTGCTAGCGTTACTGCCGACTCTGATAAGGGTACAATTGGCGCCGTTAAATCCGGTAATCTCTCTAAGAAGTGGGACGTTTACGTCGATCCCTACTTCCCACGGAACCTAGTTCTCGTCGGTCGTATGGGTGGAAGCTTCCTTGAGAGCGGATATGTATACGCTCCATATGTACCACTACAGGTCACACCTACCATCTTTGGTATAGAGGACTTCGTGCCCCGGAAGGGCGTCATGACCCGCTATGCTAAGCAGATGGTTCGTCCTGATATGTATGGTCTGGTTGTCGTTCGCGGACTCAGCGGTGAGGCTGGTGCAACTAGCTAATAACTGAGTAACCAAATAAAATGTAAAGCCCTCGTCTTTGACGGGGGCTTTCGTTTTGTCTGAAACTACTTATAGGCAGTGAACAAGTAGTTCACACCAAAAGTTATCGGGTAGACTTTGAGCTACCCCCTAGTATTGCTGAAACAAACCAATGCAGGGACATGATTATAAAGGGAGGGTTTTTAACTATGGGTACAAAAAGGATAGGTCTCGCGAGAATAGAGGCATTAATGGAAAATTTGAAGAGAGATATTGCTCTGGATGGTACAACGATATCAGGACGCCTTCATACTAAAATAGCTGCGACGGATACGTCGACGAGCACTACTTCACTATTAGGAATAGTGCCGGGAACGGTGAGCCCTTATGTTGAGGGAGCAACACAGCTGTATCCACTGGGAACAGAAATGCAGTATGGCGATAGAAAGTTTCGGTATGCTTTTATGGATGGGGCCGTCACCGCAGGTAAACTTATACAGCAGCCTGCTCATGTAGCTAATCACATAAATTGTACAGTTATTAATGCAGACGCAGCTACACTTGTTGGAGTTGGAGGTAGTACAGCCTATTCACATGCAATTGGCTCAAGAGGAATTTGTATTGACACTAACGGAACTAACTTAACAGCAGATCTTTACGCTGAAGGTTATCTGCAAGTTAACGATGCACAAGGCGAAGGACAACTTCTTAAGATCAGGACTCACTTGGCTCACGTACACGGCACGGACCCGTCCGTTGTTATTCAAACTTATGATCCACTAGCAACCGCAGTTGTAAAGAATGCATCTCAATGTTCGTTGCTTAAGAATCCTTACAAGGATGTTATTGTAGCACCGGCGGCCGAGACTGGCGCAATAGTTGGCGCAACAGTAATAGATATGACAGACGACTACTACGGTTGGCTCTGTGTATCAGGCCCTGCTAGTTTACTGATTAGTGAAGCTGTTGTAGTGTTGGGACATAGAGTTGTGAGATCTGACGCAGACCCTGGTGGTGTTATGGCCGCCAATAGTGATCCTCTTCTCCTACCAATTGGCCAGTGTATGGCCGGCGGAGTTGTTGATACCGAGTATGCAATGGTGTGGCTGAACATACAATAATAGCTAACACTTATTAAGCAGCAATGCTCAAACCCCTCTTCTTCGGAAGGGGGGTTTTTTTGAAGAGAGAGACTAAAAAAATCAATTTGCCAAAAAATGTCGCCGTCAAATTTTTGAGACTTTGATTTTGCAAAATAGAAACTATTTATTGTATACCATAGGAGAAATTATGGGTAGAAAAAAAAGAGTTATGCGTAGCTCAAAATTTAAAAAGAAATATGCCAAATTAAGAAGTATTTTGCTTGGTGATAAGGGCGAAGTGGTTGAAAAGCAAGAGGTTAAATTAAAAGTTGAAGAAACTGTTGTTCAAACAGCACCACCTCCCGAGGTTCAAGTACAAGCAACGCCTTCGCCAAGAATTGTTACAAAAGAAGTCGTCCCAGAACTCAAAAAAGAGGTGGTTATAGAGCCAAAAACAACGCGCAAGGAAAGAACAACGAAGCCTCGCAGAACAAGAAGTAAAAAAACAACTTCTACAACTAATGTAACAAACTAATTATAGTAGCGGAGGACTATATGCATGTCTCAACCTACTTTACAGCCTGTAAGTCAAATGAGCAAGGTTATTTTACCTGCTACTGGAACTGCCGGCAGTGTTTCTGCATCTTTACCATTTAATGTTTACGGAGATAACGCCGACTTTAGGGAAGGCGCCTCAATGCAAGTCGCTTATACATACAGAAAATTAGGCGGTGACATTTTAGACATCGAATTAAAGGCAGATAATGTTTATGCGGCGTATCAAGAGGCCACTTTAGAATATTCTTATCTTCTTAATTTACATCAATCAAAAAATATTCTATCAGATGCGCTTGGAAATACAACTGGAACATTCGATCATGGCGGAAATTTAAAGGCCGGCCCGTTAAAAACAGCTCTTACTGGAACACAAGTTGCGTTAAAATACCCAAGATTCGAATTTTCATATGCCAGAAGAGTAGCAGATGCGATTGGTTCTGAGGCTAGTGTTGGAGGTTCTATTCCGGAATATTCTGCATCCTTTGCATCGGTGAAAAATCAACAAGATTATGATTTACAGCAAATTGTTGTGAATTCAGCCACAAACAACTTAGACGCAGCCACAGGAAATGCGGTTGCATATAAAGGGAAGCTTAAAGTGCATCCTGACGCTGCCTCCGGAAACAGTCTTCTTAAGAGAATTATTGTTAGAAAAGTTTATTATAAAACGCCAAGAGCGATGTGGCGATTTTATGGCTA